TGACTGGATGGATGAAGGCTATAAGACAATTCGTAAATACGATCATGCATATTCCGAATGGCTATGTGTTCGTGAATCAATTCGTGTAACAACTGTTAAGCCATCAGGTTCTGTTTCACTTTTGTCTGGTGCAACTCCAGGTGTTCACTGGGGTCCAGGAGGAAACTATTTCCTTCGTGCAATCCGATTTGGAAATCAAGATCCAATGATTCATTTGTTCAAAGCAGCGGGGTATAAAATGGAAGCCGACCTGGTATCTGCTAATACAACAGTCGTATACTTTCCAGTTCATTCAGGACACCCACGCTCTGAGAAAGATGTAACTTTGTTTGAGAAGATTGGCCTTGCTGCTACTACGCAAAAATACTGGTCTGATAACGGAGTATCTGTAACACTATCATTTGATAAAGAAACAGAAACAAAGCATATTGCTCCAGCGCTTCATATGTATGAGGGCCAGTTAAAGGCTGTATCATTTTTGCCAATGGGCAATATGACATATCCACAACAGCCATATACTCAGATTACACAAGAAGAATATGACTCATATGCAGGAAAGATCAAAAAGATTAATTGGTCTGCTATTTATGATGGAGTAGATAATCTTGAGGCTCTTGGCGAGGCATACTGTACCACAGATACATGTGAGATAAAAATAGCGTAAATGCTATAATTGAGGGTAAGGAGTAATATGTCCAACCCATCTAACTTGTATGCAGAAAAGGTATATGCAGAGCATCCTACTGTTTTATGGGCTTTAGATGATAAAGCAGATTATGTAACCCTTATCACAGAAGCACAAAGATCTTTTACAAGTTGGACTGTAACAAATGCTACAGCATCTTCAACAAGCGCTCCAGCAACAGAGCCATTTATAGGTAGCGTAGTTAATAAATTAGATATTGTAATACCAGCAAATACAAGTTTTGAAGTAATTTGTGTTAGTGATGATTTAGTAAACTTTTCTGATTTAGACTCAGATCTTGCAACATTTGCAGTTGGAGGATATTTTTTAGATTCAAGCGGAGTACTTCAAACAGTATCAATAGGTTATGAATATACAGATACTACCACAGCAGCAAATGTAAGAAACTTAAAAACTTTCCCAACCAACCTAACTGGGGCCTGGGGTTTTGTATCAGAAACATTTGAAACTCCAAATGAAAATACAACCATGAGGGCTGTGTTGAAGGCAGTATTTAATAATCCATCAAATACCTCAACTACAGCATTCTATGTAAACGGCATAACTGTTGGACAATGGGCAGAAAATCATAATGCAACATCACTTGGAGTTTCTACTACATCTTTGCCATCTATAAGTGGTCTTACATCTTTGCAGGGTATAGAAGCAGAAGCCTATGGACTTGGAGAAGAGTCTGGATACTATGTAGCATCTTCAAATGCTATGTTTGCAAGAAATGCAAGCATTCCTATGGTTTATGGAGCATCTGGTGTAACTATTTTAAGAACAGCAACAAGTTCTTTGCCATCTTTAGTTGTGCCAGGAAAAGGATTTTTAAATGAGGCTGGTAGACATAAAGAATATACAGTAGAGTTTTGGGCAAAAATAAATTCTAGTGCTGTTACACCAAAAAGAATATTTGGACCAATAGGATCTTCTGATGGTTTATATGTAGAAAGTGGATTTTTAACTTTTGTTATTGGAAAAGAATTTGGGTCTCATTTCGTTGGTGAATGGTATAGACCAATGTTGATACATATCAGGGTCATTCGTAACAGTGCCACAGTTCTTTTAAACGGTGAAGAAGTAATTAGCATTAGTATTGATACAGATAACTTAGTATTACCAGATATATTAGACAATTCAGGTAATGAACAAGACTGGCTTGGCTTTTATGCACATAATGATGTAGAACCATTAGAAATAGATTGTATTGCTATTTATCCATATCAAGTTGCAATCCCTGTAGCAAAACGCAGATGGGTTTATGGACAAGGTGTTCTTTCTCCAGAAGGAATTAACTCTGCCTATGGAGGAAGTTCTGCATTTATTGACTATTCTTTTGCAGACTATACAGCAAATTATATTTATCCAGACTTTGCAAACTGGAACCAAGGAACTTTTGATAATCTTGTAACTGCTGGAACTTATATCAGTACACCAGATTATCAACTTCCAACGGTATTTATAGATGGCGAAGCAATACAAGATCTATATGATGATAATCAAAATATACAGGCTGGTGCAAATAAGTTTATAACATTTAGGCCTACAACCAGTTGGAACTCTGTTCATTCATACTACAATTTTTCAAATTTTAATATTTTAAATGAAGAAGTAAAAGCAGTATATGGTGTATTTAGCCATGACGATGTAACCTCAATAAATCAAACGCTATTTAAGATATATAACAAAACAAATGGCAACTATTTTCAGGTAAAACAAGATGACAATGAACTTATCTATAGTTTATATTACAATGGAGCAAGCACATCTCTCTATACATACAGCACAATAAGTGTTGATCAGATTTTTGCTGTAGGAATAAACATACCAGATTTAGTTACTAGATTTGGAGGAAATGTATCAGCATTTTTTGGCAACAGAAATGGATTAGAGTTATATGTTGCTGGAGATGCTACAGCGTCTAATACTTTTGAAGGAAATCTTTATTCTTTTGGATTATGCACTGCTTTGAACGCAAATGAAGCAGATGCATATTTTAGCAACGGATTTGCAGCAGTAACTTCTGGAGAGGATCTTATTTCTTTTACAGCAAGTTATACATTATTACCAACTGAAGCATACGATACATACTTTTTAGATATTGGTGTTGCTGGATATTGGGAAGACTATTTACCACTTTCATATTTTGCACAGTATGTACAAAACGATATAGGCAATTCATTTTATGATTTAGATTTTCTACAGTTTAATATAGGATATCCAAAACCTTCAGAACTAATTGAGCAGGCATCTACGAGCACATGGACATACCAGGCGTTAAAGGATGACTATGAATATCCTGTTCAAAAAACATATGGACAGTTGGATAATTATCTAGTAACTGGTTGGGAAAACTATCTGCAGATGGTTGGCAAAACAGAAAAATATTATGAATATGATACCACAGATGCTTCAGTTAGAAGTTTTATAACTTTGCAATATGTTGCAGACGGAGCAAATGCACCCAGATCAGATTTTACTGTAAGAACAGCAAGAGAGGGATCAATTATAGATATTGATAACTTTACAAACTGGCAATCTACAAAGTTTGAGGTTGTAGATAATACACTTATATACCCAACAAAAACATCTGACTTTAATGATTTGGCAATTGTATATCACTTAGATTTTAATATTCGTGGAATTCTTAGAAAACCAATTAGACTTCGTAGATTAGAACTAGCATCTCAAGCACTCAATGATAATTCGTTTAATCCAGTTGGAACTAGATTTGGTGTAGATATGTTTCCATATAAAAAATCTGGAATTTATTTTGACTACAAATCAAAGAATCCATTTAGCATATATAAAGGAAGCACTCCATATCTTTATATGAATAGAACCTCTGGAATTCAGGTTCGTGGAGATTATGATCCACTAGTAAGCAGAGGAATTGCAGTTCCAATTAACCCAAATACGGCTGATAACTATCGTGTTAGTGCAATACAAATGTGGATGAGATATGATGAAAGACAATTTCCAGCAACTCCAGTAGAACTGTTTGAAGTCAAGTATAGATCAGATACAATTAAGTTTTATTTTGTAGCAGACAGTGAAACTGGAGATCGTGCTAGAATTTATGCTAAAAGTGTAGAAACTGGAGAAGACTTTAGTGGTATTTCATATTATTGGAATGGTAAGTTAGTAAGAGAGCCAGTTGCTACAAGAAATCAATGGGGAGTACTAGGAATAGGATTTTCTACAGCACTTAATTTTGATTTATTCTTGGGCGGTATAAATCTCAATGGTCCTTTTGTATTTAATAATATTGCTTTCTATCAGGCAAACAATCTACAGCAGGTTCAAAGTACTTTGGTCAGACCATGGCAGCAGGTTATTACAGATGGAATAACAAACTATGACTGGGAATACTGGCTAAACTCTTCAACGTGGGAGGGCGTATTAGTTATAGGCAGGTCAGACCTATATGGTGTGAATCCAGCAGATGTTTATAATACATATATTGGAACTAATAAGATTATCTTTGATGATGAAGAAGGTTTGACTGTAGATGCAGATAAAATCAAGGTGTATACCGACACAACTTGGACAATACAGGTCGGTACACCAGTATAATCTGCTATACTTATGGATATGAGTAGTGGAAAATTGCCAAAAATTGGTAACGTAAGGCGCAAAGTTATAGAAAAAAACTACGCCTGGGGTCTTTATGTGTACAAAAAAGCCAATGGTAAGTGGTTTACAGATGGCCAGGGTAGCGTATTAAATATTCCAGCAATGCGTGGAGATCTGTCTAAGATTTCTGAGTTAAAGAAGGCAGCCATGTATTATGGTGATGAAGGTGACGGGGAATGTATTTTTGTACCTGGTTTAAGTCGGGTAACTGAAGAACAGTATTCAGAAATGGTAGACAGAATGAAACAAGGTCTTATTCCTAACGTAAATGATATGGGTGCTGTTTATGATGCACAACAGACACTAAAGAAACATGGAAGGGATGCGTTTGACAGTGAGTGATAATTTTGAATATATTCAGGCAGGTCTGAATACACAGCAGAAAGAGCCTAATCAATTTGCAGGACTAGATCCTTTTGCTAAGTCTTGGGATGATCTTAAAGGATTAACTGGAATTGATAATAACTTCCGCCGTAGAACTAGTAGGAATCTTACAAAAGTCGCAAGTGAAAGTCCAGCATATTTAGATTCTGCTGGCGCTACGCCAATGGGCGACGGCAGCAAATCAAAACAATTAAATGCTGGAACAGTTTATCGTAATGGCTACGGTCTATTTGATGTAATTACGCCACCATACAATATGTATGAATTAGCAAACTTCTATGATACAAACTTTGCTAATCATGCTGCCATTGATGCTAAGGTAGAAAATGTTGTTGGTTTGGGATACCGTTTTGATATTACAGATCGCACTATGCTTAGTTTTGAAATGAGTGACGATGAGGGCAAGGTAGATAGAGCAAGAAATAGAATTGAACGAGCAAAGATTATGCTACGTGATTGGCTTGAAGGACTAAACGATGATGATTCATTTACAACCACAATGGAAAAAGTTTATACAGATCTTCAGGCTACAGGAAATGGTTTTCTAGAGGTTGGTCGTAAGGTAAATGGTGAGATTGGATATGTCGGACATATTCCAGCAACTACTGTTCGTGTGCGTCGTTTGAAGGATGGATTCTTGCAGATTATTGGAAATAAGATTGTTTATTT